CATCCCGGCCATCCCTACCTTTACCGCTCCGCAAATACCTCTGCTGGCACAGGGTGGCTTGATCAGGACGGCCGGCTCTGTCATCGTTGGTGAAAAAGGCCCGGAGCTTTTAAACCTTCCGCAGGGTGCAAAAGTAACGCCGATAGACAAATCCTCAAAGCGGACAGACAACCATTTTATTATCAACATCTATGCAGATGGAAAATCAACGGAAGATATCATAAATGACCTGGTTCCAAAGCTGAAGCTGGCTTTGACAAATCTGTAAAGGAGGCACAGACTGATGGATATCTACTTAAGCGTAAACAACCGGGAGCAGATATTGAAGCTGCCCGTGCTCCCGGCAGAGTTCACCGTTTCAAAACCGCATACAAACGAAGTATTTGAAACCGTAACCCAGGGGCAGCTAAAGCTGATTGGGCGGCCCTCACTAAAGAGCATATCCTGGAGCAGCTTTTTCCCCGCCCGGGACTATCCGTTTCTGCGCGACCGCAGCGATACGGCATTTGGGTATCTCTATACCATTGACACCTGGATGCTGCAGAAGCTGCCGATCCGCTTAATCATTACGCAGACGCCGATCAACATGGCCTGCTGCGTGGATGATTTTTCTTATACCATCAAAAAGGACGGGGACATGAACTACAGCATTACGCTATCCGAAGTGAAACTTATATAAAAGGGGGGGAAACTATCCATGAGCGCACAGCAGGTTGTCAGCATTGCCGAGCAGCAGCTTGGGATCAGCGGCAGGCCGAACAAGTTTACACAGTGGTACGGCGCAATCGGCGGTACAACCTCCTATGCGTGGTGTGTCGTTTTTATCGGTTGGTGTTTTCATCAGGCAGGGCTGGACATCTTCCCAAGAACCGCCAGCGTTGTCTGTGTATTAGACTATGCAAAAGAAAACGGATATTTCAAGCCAAAAGGCAGCTACACGCCAAAAGCCGGGGACGTTATGATCCAGCAATCGGGCGGCGCCAGCCATGTGGGTATCGTGACCGGCGCGGGGAATAACTGTTTTTACACCATAGAGGGAAACTGCAGTAATTCTGTGAAAAAGGTTACGCGGTATTATGACGGGAAGCTGACAGGCTTTTTTGTGCCGCCGTATGCTGAGAACACAGCCGCCGCGCCGGTTACCGACAACGACCGGGAACTGCCCAAAGACCCGGTGCTGTATGACAGCTTCGGCACGGGCGGCAATACCGTGCGGGAAGAGTTCTCAACCAACCGCGAAGAAACCTATGCATTCTATGCCGATGGGATAGATATCACGGACTATGTCGGCAACCTGGCCTGGCAGAATACCATAGATGAGCTTGCGACAACCGTTAGTTTTGAGGTGGCAAAGTCTGATACCAAATACCTAACCCTGCACACGCCGCAGCTTGGCAGCATTATAAACCTTTATACAAATACTGAGATTTTAAGAGGAATTATACTTTCTGTAGATGACGGATCAGAGTACGTAAACAAATACACCGCCTGCGATTTTGGATGGTACTTAAACAAGTCCACCGAGACCTACCAGTTTAATAAGATGGCGGCGTATAAGGCGATACGGAAAATCTGCGAGGACTCTAACATACCGATAGACAACATTCCAATGCTTGAGACGGAAATTACAAAAATCTATGTTGACAAAGTCCTGTCGGATATCATCCGTGACATTTTATCACAGTGCGATGGTGCGTATAATTTTGACGTAACACCCGCAGGGATTCGAATTTATGAACTTGGCAGCATTTACGCCTATCCGGAATTTCGGATTACGCCGAACACCAGACTGCTTTATTCTCCTACTCTTCGTGGTAATGTGTCCCATACCCTAAGTATCGAGGAAATGAAAAACAGCGTCAAGGTAATTTCGGAAAAGGACAGCGCCTATACCGTGCAGACGGTTTTGAAAGATACGGACAGCATCTACAAGTACGGCTTTTTGCAGGAGGTTGTAAAGATTGACGCTGAAAAGGAAAACGCACAGGCCGTGGCAGAAAACAAGCTGTCGGAACTTTCAAAAGCTGCTGAAACCTTTTCCATTGAAATGATAGAGGCCCTGAACAGCTACACCCGTGCAGGAGCTGTCATTACAATTGATGACGTTAATTATCTCATCGAAGGCTCCGATCACAGCATCAAAAATGGCGTGCATTATGTGAAACTGGATTTAAGAAGGTGGTAGTTATGAATGGCATAACAGAACTTGCAAAGCTGCTGAAAGAACGGAATAACCAAACGGAGTATTCACCGGTATTTGGAAAGATTATCGGACTGCCGGATACCAAAATCCAAGTAAATGAAAAAATCATTTTAACAGAGGAATATCTTGTATCTTGCACTGCATACAAACAGCAGGACGATGAAGGCAATTATATCAATTTGAATAAGACCGCTGTCCTCCTCCCTTACAGTGCAGATCAGAAATATATCATGATTGGGGTGCTGCTTTGATGTTTCCGAAAACGGACACAGTTTTAACACGGGTGGAAACACCCGCTCAAACCGGTACAAGAAGCTATTTATTTGACTTTAACAAAGGGGATTTTGTCGTCCGGGACGGTAAACTTGTAGAGTGCGATGGGATGGACGCGCTGAAGGTGTGGATTGAAAAAATCCTGAAAACAGAAAAAGGCCGATACCGGATTTATGACGGTACGGGTTATGGCTGCCAGCTGGAAGACTTGATTATCGGCAATACCTATACCTTGGAATTTACAGAAGCGGAGCTAAAGCGAGAGGTTGAGGAAGCAATTTTGAAAAACCCGCTCGTAATCTCCGTTTCCAATTTCACACTGACAAAAACTGCAAATGCGCTCACGATACAAATAGAGGTGAAGACAAATGACACAGCAGGAGATATTATCACGGTTACTATCTGAAGTATCAGACGAGTTCGACAAATCAGCCGGCTCGTTTTTTTATGACGCACAAAAACCGGTGGCAATGGAACTGGAGGGCATTTATGCAGACATGGAAAGTATACTCAAAAACGGTTTTGCTTTGACTGCTTCCGGGACATATTTGGACAGCAAGGTGGCGGAACAAGGATTAACACGCAAGGGCGCTGTGAGCGCCACGGTTTTGCTCACCATCAAGGGATCACCCGGTGCAAAAGTTTCCGTCGGTGACAAAGCGGCATCCGACGCGCTTGTCTTTTCCATCATGGAAAATGCGGTGCTTGACAGCAGCGGCTTGGCGGTTGTTCAGGCGCAATGCGATGCTTTTGGTAAGATTGGCAATGTTCCAATCGGCGCGGTCAACCGCTTTCCCGTCACGCTGCCGGGGTTGGTATCTGTTACCAACGAGGAGGCGGCGTCCGGCGGGTTTGACGAGGAAACCGATGATGAACTGAGAGAGAGGTATTTTGAAAAGGTGTCCCTTCCGGCAACGAGCGGCAGCAAATACCATTATGTGATGTGGGCAAAGGAAGTCAGCGGCGTGGGAGACGCAAAGTGCCTTCCGCTCTGGAACGGGAACGGGACGGTCAAGGTTGTGATCATCAACGCAGACAAGGGCGCGGCAAGCAGCGAACTCATTAGCGCTGTCAAGCAGCACATCGAGGAAAGCCGTCCCATCGGCGCGGAAGTGACGGTCGAGAGCGCCGTGCCGCTGGTGGTTAACGTATCTGTTTCGCTGGTGCTTGCAAACGGTGTTGATACGCAAACCGCAAAGGAAAAAATATCCGAGTCCATTGCCAAATACATCAAGAAAAACGCCTTTGCCAACGCATATATTTCCTACGCGCAGATTGGCGGATGCATTTTAGACTGCAGCGAGGTACTCGATTACAGCAACCTGAAAATCAATGGCGGTATGGAAAATATTGAAATTGCCGAAACACAGGTCCCGGCATTGGGGGTGGTTACGATTGAAGAATAAACTGCCCGCATATTATCGGAAGTCCAAAGTCATGCAGGAACTCATGCAAAGCTTAGAACTGGAAATGGAACGTTTACGGTCGGCTGTGCAGCTGACAGGAAATCAGTTTTTTGTCCTGCTGGCAGACAAAAACTTAAGCGAGCACGAAGAGGATGTGGGACTCAACCCTGACTTGTCAACCGACTTTGAGTCACGACGCAGCCGCGTACTGTCAAGGCTGCGCGGAACAGGCACGGTCACCAAAACCATGATAAAAAATGTGGCGGCATCCTTTGTCAACGGTGAAATTGAAATTACCGAATACCCATCCCAGTATTTGTTTTCGGTGGCCTTTACCTCCAAACAGGGTATTCCGTACAATTTAGCGGATATACAGAACATGATTGAAGAAATTAAGCCGGCACATCTGGCGGTGGAATATATCTTTACCTATCGGCTGTGGCAGGATGTAAAAAATGAACTTGCAAATTGGAGCGAGGTGCAGACCTACAGCTGGGAAGGGCTTTTGACATTTCAGGTAAAAAACAATATCAACATCATTGACGGCGTCCCGTACTACTGCCCGGATGATAACGGAAACAGCGTGGTGGTATGGAATGAATCAAAAGCATACGCGAGGAGGAATGCATAATGGCAGAAATTCACCCAAACGATATCGGGCTTGCCACTTTCGCTGATGTGGGAGATGTAAGCGGCCTGAAAACCAAGGCAAAAACCTTGGTAGGCGCAGTGAACGAACTGTGCGGTGAAGAGTATGGAGCCAATAAAATAATAGGTGTGCAGCTGTATATTGATGGTGAAAACAATGTTATCATCGGTGAAAACAATGTTGTGCATGGGAATGATAATTTAATCATTGGCTCAAATAATGTCATAAATGGCAGCGGACATAATTTGATTCAAAGCGGGAAAAACATTTATGCCGCATTTGATATCAGTTTTGAAAGTATTGATTTAGATACCGGAAGAATTTACTACTATATGTATTCCGGTGACTCACAGCAACTCCCGTTTGCCGCCGGCGATAAGGTTGCGCTGACTGTATACATAAGCTGGACAAACTCGGATTATACGGATTATATATCGGTCGAAACAGAACGAAAAATTTATGAGATTCAAGAAGTGAATACAAGCGGAAATTACATTACTTTTACGGATTTTGATATTTCCCCGGAGCCGCCGGATGATATCCATACAAAGTTAGATTACTACTATGTTTCTACACTTATCCCGCTGAATGAATCGTACATACTGGACAATGCGTTAAAAAATGCGGTTTGTATGGGAAATTCCGCAACAGGCTCTAAAAGTGTGACAGTAAACAACGGCACTGCGTCAGGATACAGCAGCTTTGCCGCAAACAGCGGTTCAGCATCCGGGTCATCTTCAGCGGCATTTAATTTAGGAAAGTCGGAGGGGACGTATTCCTTTGCCGCCAATTCTAGCATGGCAAAAATGGAACGCTCGGCCGCATTTAACAGTGCATACTGCTATGCACCGTATTCCTTCGCCGCCGGATATTACAGCAGAGTATTTGGACGCGCCTTAAAATGTGAATCTCTTGATACAACTGCCAAAAAGCTCACACTGGAGAGCGGTCAGAATGTATCAAGCATTACAGGCAAAAAAATATTTATCAGATGCTATAACACCAATAACACTTTTCTGCTGCGTGAAGCGACGATTGCTTCGGTCAGCGGAAATGTGCTGACCCTAACAGACGTTTCATTTATTTCCGGATCATACGCTGAAAAGCTGCTGCCGGATAAGCTGGCTTATGTAGCGGACACTTCAACGACCTATGGAACCAGCAATTTCGCCGGCGGATATTACAGTGTTGCAGCATCCAAATATTCACTCGGATATGGGCGGTATGTATCTGCTTCTCATGAGAATTCGGTGATTTTTGGGAAGTACGGCGTTACGGACAGCGCAAATTCCCTTGCGCTCGCAAACGGTACGTCTGTCCAAAGCCAGGGGCTTGCGTTTAAGGTATTATCCAGCGGCGCAGTCCATGCGGACGCCGCATATACCACGCCCTGCGCGGACTATGCAGAGTTTTTTGAATGGGCGGATGGAAATCCGGACGGTGAGGACAGAGCCGGGTATTTCGTAAAACTTAATGGGGATAAAATTGTGAAATGCGGCGGGTTTGACACACCGCTTGGTGTTGTTTCTGCCGCCCCCGCCATCATTGGCGACAGCGGCGAGCTGCACTGGCACGGGAAGTTTTTGACAGATGACTTTGGACGGGTGCAGTACCATGACGTCACGGTCCCGGCAGAGCTTGACGAGGACGGGAATATAATCGCAGAAGAACACATAGAGCGTCAGCCTGTTTTAAATCCGGAATGGGATAATACTACCGAGTATGTCCCGAGAAAAGACAGAAAAGAATGGGCGGCTGTCGGCGTGCTTGGAAAATTGGTCGTCTATGACGACGGTACATTACAAAGCGGTGATTTATGCCGCTGCGGTGAAAACGGAACTGCGGTAAAGTCAGTTAAAAACGGGTATCCTGTTCTCAAACGAATCTCGGACGATAAAGTCCTGATATGGCTGAAATGAGGTGATTGTAAATGCCAAAAGCAACAATGAATTATGGTTTAAAGAAGCCGCTGTACTCTGAAAATGCCGACATAGCCGTGATTAATGAGGGACTTGATATGCTGGACGAAGCGCTGACGCCGTCTGTTTCATCAGCATCCTCGCCGACAAGCTCTTCTGCTAAAGGAAAGCTGGAGGTAGTGCTGGGCTGGCTTGCCAACCGCATCAAGGCTATAACCGGGAAATCCTCCTGGCAGGCAGCTCCGGCAGTTACTTTGGAGGAATGCAATGAACATATTCAAAACGGGACACACCGGAATGCCACCACATCAATAAGCGGGTTTATGAGTTCCTCCGACAAATCCAAACTGGACAACGCCACAAGCTCCTATACGGCAAGCAGACTTATGCTCCGCGACAGCTACGGCCGTGCGAAGGTGCAGTCCCCGTCCTCTTCCTACGATATTGCAAACAAGACCTATGTAGACAGCAATTTTGTCAGGAAGAACGCGGCGACAACCATGACCGCCAGGCTGACCGCGCAGTCCAACACATCATATACCACAAAGCAGGTACGAAACATTGTATTCTGGACAAGCGGAACAACACCCCCGGCTACAAGCTACGGAGATGTTGTAATCAAAACATTCTGAGGTGACTTATGGCAAATGTAAAGTTTCAATATGACTACCCCTACTGCGGACAGAACGAAAAGGCACGGTACGGCGCACAGTGGGCGGAATCATCTACTACCTTAAATGGGTGTACCACTTATGCAATGGTGTTTAATAACACTGTCCCCGGCTGCAGGCATATCAAGGTAGAAATAGAGATTGAAAACACCGGTTCCGGGACGGTGCTGGGGCGCAGCTGGGATTTTAAAATCCGCAAATCCAGCGGCAGCTGGTCGGATTTAAAGGTCTTTACCATGCCCGACGATGGCATATATACAGTGGACTGCGATGTTTCCGGCTATGATATTACCCAGATTGCCTGCGTACCCTCTTCCAACCCCGGTTCCAGCCGGACATGGAACAGCTGGTTTTCTGTCGAGCAGCTGACGATTACTGAAAGCGTGCCGCTTGAGGAGCTTTCAACCGGAACGTTCATGTACGGTATTTTCCCAAACCGTGCCGGGGTATCTCAGGAAATCACCGAAGTGTTTGCAAACGTGGGAGGGGTTTTGCAGCCTGTAACAGATGTGCTGGTTAATATCGGCGGAACATTAACTTCCGTTCCTCCGGTACATTCCGCCCATTTAAAAACTACTTCCGAGAAAATGACGCTGTATGGGTTCACGCCGTCAGACAGCGGAACGTATAAAATATGCCAAAAGAAACTATCCGGTGACCATGAAATCCGTCTGTACAGCGAGGATTTTGAAGAATTGTCCGACGGATATTTTTACAGTAAAAGTGTTTCCCTGACGGCAGGGACGCTTTATTATATTACGGTTACACACTATTATAACGAAACAGATGAAAGCGAAAGCGATCTGCAAATTTATAAGGAGGCATGATTTTGATGAAAGGATTATGGAGTACCATTCAGGTTATATTCAGCTTAGTCGGAGGCTGGCTCGGCTGGTTCCTCGGCGGATGCGACGGGCTTTTATACGCGCTGATCGCATTTGTTGTTTTAGACTATGTCACGGGGCTTATGTGTGCTGTTAGTGACAAGACGCTGTCCAGCGAGGTCGGCTTCAAGGGAATCTGCCGTAAGGTGCTGATTTTCTTTTTGGTAGGCATCGGAAATATTTTAGACGCAAATGTAATTGGCAACGGCAGTATTTTAAGGACAGCCGTTGTTTTTTTCTACCTCTCCAACGAAGGCGTATCCATTTTAGAAAACGCCGCACACTTAGGCTTGCCGGTACCGCAGAAAATGAAAGAGGTGCTGGAGCAGCTACACAACCGCGGAAAGAAAGAGGATGGTAAAAATGAAGGTGAATAAAACACAGATTGCATACAACAGGACAAGACGGGCGCAGCGACCGCAGTACATAGTCATTCATGATACGGGGAATCCCGGCAGGGGCGCAAATGCGGACTCGCATTTCCGTTATTTCAACGGCGGGAACAGAAACTCCAGCGCGGATTTTTTTGTGGATGACACGCAGATACTGCAGGTCAACAACTATTTGTCTTATTATACTTGGCACTGCGGTGACGGCAAAGGTAGATATGGTATCACCAACGCCAACTCACTGGGGATTGAGATCTGTATCAACAGCGACGGTGATTACGATAAAGCCTTTGACAATGCGGTATGGCTTGCCAAAAAACTGATGACGGAGCTTGCTATCCCTATAAACAGTGTTGTCCGTCACTACGATGCCAGCCGCAAAAACTGTCCAGCTTCCATGAGTAACAACAACTGGGCGCTGTGGAGCAAATTTAAAAAGAGACTAACTGAGGAGGATATTGATATGGAAAAACTAAATGCAATCGAAAAGGACGTGGCACAGCTGAAAACAGACGTTTCCGCGCTGAAAAACAAAATGATTTATGCTTGGGTTGACGATAACATGCCGGACTGGGCGAAACCTACCATTACAAAGCTTATGCGCAAGGGTTACCTAAAGGGTGACGAGGAAGGCAAGCTGAATCTGGATGACAATATGCTCCGGATGCTTGTCATTAACGACCGCGCCGGCCTTTACGACTAATCTTAAAAATATGCCTGTGAGGATTTTTCCCTGCAGGCATTATTTTTTTGCAAAGAACCTCATATTTTCATGATTCCGTGGCCTTATTATGAAACAACATTTATGAAAGTGAGGCTATGAGATTGAAAGAACAGGAAAAACAAAAAGTGTTAACACTATACTGCCAGGGACTCGGATACAGACGAATTGCCGTCATTACAGGGATTTCCCCTAACACGATAAAGTCCTATTGTCAGCGGCATCTTGCTAAGAATGCAAAAGCGTGTAAACAGTGCGGACGTGCGGTCCGGCAAATGCCGCACAGAAAAGAAAAACAGTTTTGCTCTGATCGGTGCAGGATGAAGTGGTGGAACGCGCATCCTTCAGCAGGAAACCGCAAAGCCTATTATTCCCTTATCTGCAAATACTGCGGGCGGGAATTTGAAAGCTACGGAAATAATAAGAGAAAATTTTGTTCCAGACATTGTTATGACCTTTCCCGCAAAGGGGTGACGGGCAATGCATGACGGATACTATGCAAGGGTCTGCGAATATAAACAGATTATGCTGCTGGCAAAAGCCATGCTGCGTCAGGGGATTATTTCGGCAAAAGACTACGCTCAAATTGATAAAATAATTGCCCGAAAAAAAGGCATAAATTCGTGCAGTTTATACCGGGAAATTCCTTGATATATCAAAGGGTTAGAGGTAATATGACATACTGGAAAGGAGGTATGACAATGCAAAGAGACATTAAAAAATTGGACGTTAAAATCCCGTCTTTGCCAAAGGCAAAACAGGTTGCCGCCTATGCGCGCGTATCCAGTGAAAAGGACGCTATGCTCCATTCACTTTCCGCACAAATCAGTTATTACAGCCAGATGATTCAGTCGCATAACGGCTGGATTTATCGCGGTGTTTATTCGGATGAGGCAAAGACAGGTACTAAGGAATCGCGGCAGGGGTTTCAAGATTTACTTGCTGAATGCCGGGCCGGGAGAATTGATATGGTTATTACAAAATCCATATCCCGATTTGCACGGAACACGGTTACACTGCTGGAAACGGTCAGGGAACTGAAAGCTATGGGTGTGGATGTATTTTTCGAGGAGCAAAATATTCATTCCATTAGCACGGAAGGCGAATTTCTGCTTACACTGCTCGCTTCCTACGCCCAGGAGGAAAGCCTGTCGGCGAGTGAAAATCAGAAATGGCAGATTCGGAAAGCCTTTGAAAAGGGGGAACTGGTAAACATTCGGTTTATGTATGGGTTCCATGTTGAAAAGGGCTCCATGCTCCCACACCCGAAACAGGCGACTATTGTCGATGAGCTTTATGACCGGCTGCTTGCCTATGAAAGCTGCAGCAGCATAGCAAAAGACCTGGAGAGAAGAGGGATACGCGGCGTTTTGGGCGGTAAATGGACAGCAACGCGCGTGATTGAAATTATAAAAAATGAAAAAAATGTGGGAGATTCCCTTGGTCAGAAAAAATACCGCAACAACCATCTGGATAAGAAACTTGTCAAGAACCGGGGAGAGTTGCCAATGTACTATGCCGAGGGTACACATACCGGTATCGTGGACAGCGAGAAGTTTGAAAAAGCGCAACGCATTCTTGAGGAGCGAAAACGGAACCGAAAGCCTGCTAAGCCCATCACCCATTCTGTTTTTACCAGCCTTATTTACTGCCCGCATTGTGGAAAGAATTACAGAAAGGTGACTACAAACGGTTCTGTCGGCTGGAATTGCCCTACATATATTTCGGATGGGAAAGATGTTTGCTTTGGAAAGAAAATACCTGATGATACCCTCTCCAAAGTCACGGCAGAAGTTTTGCAAATGGCGGCATTCGATCCGCAAGCGGTTTCAGAACAGATTCGGAGAATCATCGTTCCACAGCCTAATCATCTGGTTTTTGAATTTAAGAATGGGCGCCATATAGAAAAAGTGTGGGCTGACCGTTCCAGAAAGGATAGCTGGACACCGGAAATGAAAGAAGCGGCCCGCCAAAAAGCATTAAAAAGACATAGAGGTGAAAGCGTATGGCAAGAAAAGTAACCGTAATACCGCCGAGCATACAGCCCTGGACAGGAGCGGCGCTTCATGCGGCAGCACGGAAAAAAGTGGCTGCCTATGCCCGCGTCTCTACTGACAGCAAAGAACAAAAAACCAGTTACGCTGCGCAAGTGGAACATTACACAAAATATATCCAGTCCAAGCCAGAATGGGAATTTGTAAAAGTCTATACGGACGAGGGTATTACTGCCGTAAATACAAAGCGCCGTGATGGTTTTAAAGATATGGTCAAA